ATAGCAGATTGTATTCAAACAGATGCATTCCAGAAGGTCATTGATGCATGTACGTATTCGTCATTCCGTATTGATTGGAACGTCTTTACATACTTCAAAAAAGACTTTTGGAAGGCGTTTGTTTGAAACTCACGAATACAAAATACCCGTCATCACTCGGATTGAATCAGTCTCGCCACGCGGCATCCTGCGAGAGTGAAATGTCTAGGTCGCGGTCAATGGCCAGCCACCGCGATGTCTTCATCGCATTTTGCGCAATCTTGATTTGCTCGGTGGTAAACTCAAGATACTCTTTGAGAAAATACGACCTTGATTTTGCGGTGTTTTTTTTAAACAGCACAAAATTGGTAGTCTCGGCCATAATCAGCCGTGACCCAGGGCCAAAGTTTGTGAGGTGGTTACAGATTATCAGAGACGTCTTTGAGTGCCTGCCCTTGGTCAGTAGGTGATCACGGAGGTATCCGATGAGTTTGGCGTCTGTGTTGTTTTCATAGTCATCAAATAACACCACAGCGTCACTGAACAACTTGTCCAGTTGGTCCTGGGAGAACCTGAGTTCCATTTTACGCTTTGCCTGGCCTTCCGGCTTCATTTTGTTGAGGGCAATCTCCAGGGCTATGACATCGTCTTCGTTCTCCAGATGCTTCTTCCGGTGCTTGAACTTGATTTTGGCCTCGTCGTATTTTCGCTTCTGTTCCTCGTATGTTGCGGAGATACCCACAAGAGTGTTGATATCCAGATAGGTTGCTGTGGGACCAAACTTGGGGTCAGGAATATCCGTGATGACAAATATGCGCTTACCACACCCGCGATAAAAGGCCAGAAGACCTGCGGACAAGTAGGATTTCCCAGATCCACTGCGCCCAGACAAGAAATACACGTCGCGTTCTCGTGCTCCGGTCAGTGATGGTGGGACTGGCTCGTATGAGAATCCAGTGGGGGGAATCGCAGATGGTCGCGAAATGCCATCGGTTGCGTCTCGCAAGTATCGGAGAATGGGGCGGTGGTATTTCTGCCCTGTGATGGGATTACGAATCATTGCGATAGCGACGCTTCCGGGTGTTTTTTCTGTGGTGAACATCTATCTGTGCTGTAGTTTTTCGTTCAGGAGTATTCTCAGCGATTCGCTGAGTTTGGAGAGTGTATCCATCGTGACCTTGACGCTGGACAACCCGAGCTTGACCCGTATGAGTTCGCGCAGATTTCCTAGGGCCGTGGATATTTGTTTGCGGGAAAACCCCAGGCCCCGTGAAATCTCCAGCGACTCTGCTCGGACCCGCGCCAGGTACAGCATACCACTTTCGGGGTTGATGAGAATACGTTCCAGGTATTTTCGTCTTGTTGACCCTGGTCGTTCCAGCAGACGTTCGCGCCGAAGCATTTTGTAGAAATCGGGGACTTCTGCGTATTTCTTGATATCGGCCCGAATAGAACGCCGGATGGTGTTTGGGGATAGGGGGTGGTCACTGTCCATATTGTAGAGAATGGAAACGTCTTCAATATCCTCGCCTGTGAAAACGAGGAGATTGACCTTTATCCACCGTTTGCCTCGTGGGGCCTTGAATATCGTATGCTGGACTTCCGCGGGGTTCTCTAGATTTCTGCAGAAATCCTTGAACAGAACCTTGTCCCCTATTCGGACCCTGTGGAGTTTCACGTCGTGAGTATCCTCGGCCAGCAATCTCACGACGTCACAGACAAGCGCGACTTGGCTTTTTGTCAGGGGGACATACAGATCAATGTCACCAGCCCAGGGCGAGTAAGGGTAGGAGCCGTTCATTATCAGCGGTGTCTTCGGAATATCCACGCGACCAAAAATGGCCTGATTCAAATCGTTGAATCGCTTTCGCACAGCGGGGGACAAAATCATCTACTTATAGATAGGAACATATACCGATGGCAGAAATCCAGAACATTCTGCTTGAACTGGCAAAGCAACGGGCAGGAGAGATGGCGGGCACATACACAGGACGCGAAAGTATGCGCCAGGAAAAACGCGTCGCAAGACGCGTACTGGAGAAACAGAACCGGGTCGCGGAGGTTGCGGAGGAGCTTGCGGAGCAAGACAAGTATATACCAATCGCCGATCGGATATCGGCTGTAAGCGCTCGTAAGGAACTGCGGAGATTGGGTGATGGGTTCCTCCGTCTGCTTGCGGGCGACTTCGGGGGTTCTATCGCGATGCTCAAGGGGTTTCGCGGTGTGCTGCGACACGCAAGACTCTCGAAGAAACTGCGGGATCAGGTGGAGAACTTCCGCGTCCAGGCATGGTTTCACGTGGAGGATTTGCTCGGTGATTCTGTGATAAGCGCCCGGTCCGCGGAGATGCTACGGAATCAGTTGGATAGTATCGGATATATAATCGGAATTCCAAATCCAGCAATGCCCTGATGTCACGCGGACGAGCCACAAATCCGTTTCTCCGTCGCCCCATGAAACATTTTTTTTTCGTTTAATAGAAACGAGAATGGAAGCCAGTATTCCAGGAGCGATTCAGGGCGCAAGTGCGCTTTTACCAGTCGCAATGTACGTGGCTCGCGGGTGTTACAATCACCGAGTCAGGTTGGCATCAAAAATCCAGAAACACGTTTTATGCCTTCCGAGTAAGGGTGGGAAATCCCTTCTTTTTCACAAACTGGGAACCCAGAAGAAATATCTAGTGATTGACGTGGACGAATTTCTGCCCACGGTCTGCGCACCGGAGGAACTTCGGCGCCTGGATATGGCCCAGAGTGCGGGAAACTTCCTCCAGGAAACAATCTATTACAGCGAATGCGCGGACAAGGTTCTGGCATACATGAGGAAACAACTCAAACAGAATAAATCTCTCAAAGTGCTTTTCGTGACCTCGTGCTGGGCGTGGGCCCAGCGGTTTCGCCAAGACGCCGTCAGCATTGCCTGTCCAGACAGGGATTTCTTCGCCCAAATCCTGGAGAGATTTCCGGAAACCAAGGACGAACTGCGGGTGAAGCGCGAAGAATTCCTGGAGTCGGTGCCGAAAGCCTGTGTACAGACATACAACTCCTACGAAGAACTGGAATCTATGGTGCGAAAGCGATTGGACATCGTTCACACACTATGATTTAGAGGTGATGTGATTATTATCGGTTGAAGAAATAGACGTATCGTATATGGCCATTTCATCTCTTGTGAATGCTACGGATTTGGACGTGAATGTAAACAATATAACCACGGTCGGTGACCTCACTGTGGGGGGCGCACTGAATATTTCAGGGGGACTGGATTTCTCGTTCGGAGACGTCAACCTCATTGATCTACAGATTGATGGCACCAGTCTATCGTCTGGGTATAAGACCTGTATTGAACTGGGGACAGTTCCCACAGACGCGGTGTTGTTTCAAGGGGTTTCCCCAAGCGCTGTGGCAATGGGGTTTAACGGTAGCACCAAGTCCTGTCGCATCTGGGCCGGTGCCAAATCCGGCAATCAAACGGCGACTAATTGGGAAGATTCGTCTGTGACAATCAGTGACGAAATGGTCGTATCCGTACCGGCTTTATTTAACGACAGGGTTGGGCTAAACGGGCCACTGGTTTGTTCCGGAGTTACCATCTACGGGTCAATGTCTTGTGTCGGATCGGCTGGATTTTCAAACAGTGTTGGGATAAACGGGCCACTGTCTTGTTCCGGAGTTGTCAACGCCGGGCCACTGTCTTGTTCCGAACCAGCTTTATTTTCAGACACGCTTACTGTGGACGGGTCAATGTCTTGTTTCGGAATTGCCAACGACGGAGATTTGATCCAGAACGGTAATCTCCTGATGCCTACCCCAGATAACTACATTCAGACCGGAACAGTTGCCCTGGGACCAAATCCGGTGAACACAGCTGACGCCCTGGATGGTGGACTCGCAAACTACCTGAAACTCCAAATCGGGAAGAGAGACGGTAAGACGTGGCTTTATATGATTGGGAGCACCGAACCGACGGTCAACACTCCGGCGATAACCTTCGGGCGCATCGCAGCACATAAGGTATATTACGCCACTCTTCAACACCCAGTGCGGGTTCCACTATCGTTTGGCAAATCTCACCACGGACTGTTGGTATCGTCAACCGGGTCGTACATTGCGCAACCGACAGTTACAGAAGCGCATTTCCACGCAGAACTGACGGACCACGCGAACAAGTCGGCAGTCTACGGAGTTCTCTCCGAATACGATTTTGTCACAGGACAATCCGCCAAGGTAGAAAGTGAAGATGATTGGGAGCAGCGGTATCGCGATGACCAGCCCCAGAAAACTCTGGGTGATAAAGTTGGATATGTAGCCCAGGGAGGTGAGGGAATGATATGGTGCTGTGACGAGAACGGCAGCATCCGTAATGGCGACCTCCTACACGTCTCAAGCGTTCCCGGAATGGCCTGCCGGCAGAACGACGATCTTTACCGGACGGATACGGTATTCAAGGCCACCACCTCCACCGATTTCCGCACGGAGCAGACATTTACCTACCCCGAATATGACTACGACGGGTCGGGTCGTCGGACAGTAAACCCCAAGGGTGACGATTTTACATACAGCACACAATCCGGAAAGGCGGGCGAGGTATGCTCGGTTCAGATTTTCAACGACCGCTACGAGATATACAAGGGAGCGGACACCATCGCGAAGATCGCGTATGACTTCAGGACGAAAGCCCCGACCCTGAACGGTCGGCGATACGCTGCCGTATTGGTGGGGGGACTTTTTAAGATGTGAGTTTTTATCGTCACGTATAATAGACGCGCACATATGGTTCATTTAGACAGAGATTTCAACATTGTGGGACTTGGAAAGCCCCGAAAACTATCAAAAGCAGAGCGTGCAAGGGCTGTGGTATATGTGCAGGCACAAACCGGTATGAACAAACGCGCGGCGTCAAAGTTCGTGACCCAAGCCTTCAAGAAACACCGCATCATCGGTGGGTCATTCTGGGACACCCTGGCCAATATCGGGAAATCCGTGGTGGGCGCTATTCCGGGGGTGGGAGCATTTGCGAAGGAAGGCATAGATGCGCTTCAACATCACAGGGCGTATGATGCTGGAAAGGCGGCAAAAGAGGCGGTAATTGACACGGCCTTTTCTCTCATTCCCGGTGGCAATGTTGTCAAGGGAATCGCCAAGGCCGGGGTAAAGCACTTGTTGCGTGGTAAGAAGCGCGTCAACTCTGGACCGAGCAAGACGACCGCGAAACTACAAAGTCTGGCAGAGGCTTCGGCAGCGAGAAAGGCGGCGCACGAGAAGCGGCTGAAAGGTGGATGCGGAACCTGTCCGCACTGTGGGGGCGAAACAACTGTGTCCGGGGGCGCCCGTCGGCAAGAATCAGAGCCACAGCAGGTTAGACGCCCCGTAAAATCTCGGTGCGGTGGAATGTCCAAGCGCGGGAAAATCGTCGCGGGCATAATGCGCGAGACAGGATTATCTCTTCCCGATGCCAGCCGATACGTCAAAGAGAATGGGTTGTACACGGCACGCTAGACGTCAAGCATTTCACGCACATTGTCCACGGACACGGTGTGGGAAATCGTGACATGGTTAGATTCTAAATCGGAATCCTCGTTGGAGTCTTCGTCGGAATCTTCGGGGGTATCATATCCACGCTGGTTATAATAGACATTTTTCGGACCCGCTGTCGGACCCGCGTTTGCGAGTTTGGTAAAGTCATCGTCCAATAACGATTTGAGCTCTCGGAGTGACGTTTGAATCTTGGCCAGTTCGCGCAGTTCTCGGCCACTGAGTTTGAAGTTTCCGTAAATTGTCCGTGCTAAAGCGGATACCGCGTCTTCAGTCTTGCGAACTTGCGGGGCGATTGCCTCGTGATTTTTAAGCGTCCTGGTATATGTCATTATCTATTGAATATAGATAAAAACAGATATTCCTAACGGGGCCTATATTGTGTTGGAGGCTGTACATTTTCTATTGGGGATGTAGATTATGAGGCGGGTACATTTCGGTCTGGTCAGGACATTGTCCTACCGACAAACTCAGCCGACGGCGCTTCTTGGATTCTGGATCCAATGGATCACCAGGAATCAATCACACCAAGAATATATCTTGGGTAGAAGAGAAATGACTCTGCCCTAAGCATCGCACTGGCTAAAAGCCAACGGGTATTAGTAGATGCCGACAATACCCAAACTGGCAGAAAGTTATCGCGCGTTGTCGCCTCGCGAACTGATATTTTTGTGGCAAGGACACCCAAAGACCACGGGTAAAAGTCCTGCGGTCGTAGAATACGACGACGTGATCAAGGCGGATTCGCTGAATCGCGTGTTTGGAAAATCCGACAGCGTGATATTGTTCTACCCGAATCTTCAGCGAGGGGGGACAGTTGCGGGACACTATGTTGCGTGTAACCGACACCCAGAAGCACGCGCCGTGTATTTCTACGACCCGTATGGACTGAAACCGGACAAACAGAAGGCATTCGCATCTGACAGACCTGGATTATATGATGAGAGAGAAAACACCCTGATTCGTCATTTGCTTGATAGTGGATACGATGTGGACTACAGCCACCATAAACATCAGTCCACAAAACCCGGGGTGGCAACCTGCGGACGGCACAGTTTAAACCGATGTCTGTATGATAACCTGACAAATGACCAATATGACCAACTGCTTCGCCACGCTGCGAAAACTCTGAAGAAAGGATTTGACGATACAGTCACCACGCTTTGGGTCTAACCGTGAAATCTTCCAAGTGGATAGTAGGTAAAATATGTCGGGGTATGAGTATCTGTATGTCAATGGTCAGGTGAACGGAAATCCCAGTTTCAATGCCCCGGCAACAATAGACATCAAACGTCTGTCGCCGATTCTCAAAAACACGAAAGATGTGGTCTGTAGTGTGGAGCGATTCTATTTTCACGGGGCCAGGCTTCCGCTGTTTGACACATCGGTGGCGCAGTGGAAAATCGGAATGCGAATGGGTGGGGGTGCAATATCACAGTACGTGGTGGATTGGTCAACGCTGACAGCATCTCACGAACTATACGAGGCCGGCACCGCGGACAGTGGCACGTATCTCTATTCATATGTGGATTTCGCGGCAGGAATCAATCTCGCATTTGAGAATCTGGCAGCATCTCTCGGTATCGCCGAGGCAAACCGCCCACAGTTTTCATATGACTATGAGAGTCGCCGATTCATCCTAACAACCTCGGATACGTTTCGCGCCTCGTATGAGGTCGTAGTCACTCAGCCGTTTCAGTTTGCCCTGAATACATTTGACATCGTAGCGGACTCTGAGGCTGGGTGGTTTCGGATGGACATTGTGGGTGAAGTCACAGAGCAAACCGAAGCCACGCTTGAGCTTCTGAGTCCCGTGATGCGGATCGCGCTGCGGACGCGAAGTCTACCGGTGGATTATGAACTGCTGCAGCCGCCGTCCGTCACGGGCGGAATCACGGACGAAATAGGCTCATTTCTGGTGGATTACAAATATACACAATCCAATAATCAATCCATTCAATCCATTTTGTATTCAGCGGGAGATGCGGACCACCGCTGGCACAATATGCTGACGGGGACAAATCTGAGGGAGTTCAGCGTCTCCTTTTACTGGGTTGATTATGGCAACGTGTTCCACGAAATGCTGCTGACCCAGTCTTCAATGGCGGAGATTAAGTTGTTGTTCCAGAGAAAAGGCGGTGTGCCACTATCCCCCGAATGAAACGAATGAAAAATAGTTTCTCGGTGTCTACTAGACACCCTCAAACTATGGACGTATCAAAGATGAAGTCGGTACTTTTAGCCCCCAAATCCATGGATTGGGTGACACCTGAGAATATGGCAATCGGAAGCCGAGTCGGCAACAACGCTGACACATACCGCGAGATCGCGCCCAACAGCGGCGGCACCGCCACAGTGGGCAATGTTGAGTGGAATACACGATTCCCCGATGGTCTAGTGGAATCCACACCGAAGCTCAGGTCTGAGATCACCTTTTTGGTGACGGGTCTGGCCGCTGGAAATATCGGTGCTCGCCTCGGTCAGATTCAGGACAAAATGGGGGTGGCATCGTTTCCCCTCAATCGGGCCATCCAGACGGCGACAGTTGACATCAACGGATTTCAGACCACGACGCAGATTGCGGCGACGATAGATGCTCGGACAGCCAATATGGACCCGATGGATTTGGCCCTCATCTCGCAAGCCAGCGAGACGGACGACTACGAGGATTTTGACGCGACGCTGCTGATTGACCCCCTCCGCTCCGGTGGAAACGCGATAGACAGTATTAAGACCCGGGGTTTTGGCGCACAGTATCTCGTGGATTTTGCGAATACTGCCACCGACACCGAAATCCTGGTCACAGTGACTCTGGAGGAAATGATTGCCGCGGACAGTTTTCAGTGGGACAAGCCCCGAAATGCCCAGCCTTTCAAGAACATCAATTCGTTCATTCTTACGCTAAATCTCCAGAATGTCGGCAATTCTGTCCTGAATATTAGCCAGACACTCGCAGGTGTCGCGGCTACGGTTCAATCCGCCAGGCATTCGCTTCTGGTCCGCACGTGGACCCCCAGCGTGGTTGAGAAGATTCCGCCGTCTCTCGTGTACAACTCCCCGCGCACCACGCAGATTGCCCGGCAGAGTTACGTGGTGCCAGTCGCGGGCGGCC